GCATAAAAGTGCCCCCATGCGACTACCCTTTCGGGCTGGGGGCTGCGCTATCGGCTCCAGCCATGACCAGGGCCGTCCTGGCAGGTTCTCGCGCTGGTATTGCCGCCCCAGCGCCCCCGTTGGCTTTCCGGGTCATGAAGGCGGGGCTTAAATCAAGTCGGCTTCGGCCTTCCTTCGACGCACCAGGCCGGGCAGCACGCGGCCACCACCACGCACCCAGCGCATGAGCTGGGTCTTCGCTTCGTCCCAGTCCTCGGCGTTGACCTTGCGGCGCAGAGTGGATGCCTGAAGGTTGCCCAGGCCAAGGTTGTAGGAGAAGTCAGCAATGGCGCTCAGGCGCGTGCCGGCGATGCCAGGGCACAGGGCCAGCGTGCCACGCGCGAAACGCATGGCGTCCTGCTGCATGCGACGGTCGGCATACTCCTGCGTCCAGGCTTGGCCAGGCACAACGTCCGGGCCGGTCGAGCCCCAGCCGCATGTCCACACACCGGCCGGGCACAGGTAAGGCATGAGCCGGCACCCCTCGAAGGTCCGGATCAGAACGTAGAGCTGCGCCAGGTCAGCCGATCCGACGGTCACGGCTGAGCACCCGCGAAGCAAAGTAGAAGCCGATGATGACGCCGACCAGCTCCCGGTCCCAGTCGCCCATCTTCCAGCCCTGAGCGTTCAGGGCCACGACCCACAGGTACAGGGCGATCGACGCGGCGGCCGGTCGGATGATGCCGTTCCACAGGTCGGCGATGAAGATGCCAGAGCGCTCGGTCGCGCGACCAGTCGCCTGCATCCAGGCGCTGGCCTCGATGCGAGCGATGTCGGCGTCTGCCTGGACGACCACCTCCTTGACGCCAAGCTCGGACTGAAGGCGCAGGCGCTCGCAGTCGCGCGTATGGCGCTTGTCATCCAGATCGGCCTGGAGCCGGAGCATTTCCAGCTCGTGCTTGTGGTCCTGCCGTTTGTTGAGCCAGGCGGATACCTGGCCCCAGATCATGCGGAAGGCCGCACCACCCAGGAAAGAAAGAATCGCGCTCATTGATGCACCCCCATACAGGGATGCTATGGGCGCGACCCTTCAGTCCCGGATATTTGTCACTCGTTGTCGAGCGCGTCGGACATCACACGCACGCGGCGCTGGCGCAGGGCGCGCATTTGTTCGGCAGTGGCCTCGCCGTCGTCATCGCGTGCCAGCTCCTGGCGGATCGAGCCGTTGATCTTGCGCACCGACTTCTCGGCAGCGGAGAACTCCAGCATCTTCTTGCGACCCTTGGCCGGATCGCCATCGCCAAGCTCGGCAGCGACCTTGCGGGCCTCGTCCTGGCGGCCGTTCTTGACGTAGTAGTCGAAGGTCTGCTTGGCATCGAGCACGCGCTTGCGGTCGTCGTAGTAGGCCCGCTCGCGCTGCGCGTCGTCGTTGGCCCCATAGAAGCGACTGGCCAGCGGCACGCGGTTGACGCTCACGTCTTTGCCGCGCGATCCGGCTTGTGCGGTGTCGATCGCCTGGTCAAGCGTGCGGCCAGGACCACCGGTCATCGTGTAGAAGACGTGCTTCATGATGTCGGGGCTGATGTCGATCGCACCGGGTTTCACCTTGTCGCCGCCGGTCGCGTCGTTGAGCATCTTGGATGCGCCGATCCACACGTCAGGCGTGCTCTCAAAGTGGCGGGTATAGGCAGGCTTGGGGTCGGTCTTGCCGAAGCCTCGGTCAGCCGACTTATAGACCGGCGCGCCAGTGAAGGACTTGTTCTCGGCGATTTGAACGGCAGGGTCAAGCACGCTGGGCGCAATGAGCTGGCCAAGCGACGGAGACGCACCAAGCGGACTGAACGCATCGAGGAACACCCCTGCAATGCTCCAGCCGTACTCAGAGGCGTTGCGCGGATTCTTGCGGAAGATGGCATCCGACAGAAGGCGACCGGCGTTGTGGAAGACGTGAGGCCCCAGCGGCAGCGGCACCTTGACGTATTCGCCAGGGCGCATCGGGTTCATGAAAATCCAGTTGCGAGACTTCTCGAACTCGGGGATCAAGTCGTATCGGTTGCGCTTGGTCTCTTCATCGTCGCCAGCGGCCATGCGGTTTATGGCATCGAGCACGAAGCCCATGACAGCGATACCGCCAACAAACGCCTGAGCCTTGCGACTCGTGACCATGGCCTGCGCCAGCCGGGCCGTACCCTGCACGCTCGCGTTGAAGAACATGTAGAGCGAATTGATCGGGGGGGTCAGGTTGCCCTTGCGGTTGAAGTTGACCGTGATGTTCTTGGCGATGCTGGCGGCCTTGGCCGTTGAGACATTGGCGTCGCGCGCGGCCTGGAAGACGGACAGGCGCACCGCGTTTTCGATGATGTCGTTGTAGTCGTCCACGAACTCCAGGGCCAGGCGAGCCAGTCGGCGCGGGTCCGACTTGCCTTGCTGCATGCGGGCGACTTCTTTTTCCAGGTCGGCCATGCGCTTGTCCGAATTCTCGAACACCTGCATGTACCCAGTGGTGCCGCCTGCTTCCTTGAACTCGCTGGCGTAGCGTGCCCACTGGCCGGTGCCTTGGCCACGGACGATCGCGTGCATACCCTTGAACGCCTTGGGCAGGTTGGCCATGGCCTCACGCTGCAATCCTTCGGCGTCGGTGCCCTCCAGGTTGACCAGTGCGCCCTGGATGTCGCGGGCAAAGTTGGTCAGCCAGAACATCGGGTTGCGCTGGGTCAGCAAGGAAGCCAAGAAGCGCGTGCCCTTGTTGGCCACCTCCAGAATCTTGTTCATCGGTGCGATGTCCAGATTCTTCATGGCGTGGGCCATGGCCATCGCGCGCTCACTGTCCTTGCTGAAGACAATGAAGTGCTCCTGGCCGTAGTGCTTGACCATGACCACGTTGTCAGCGGTCTGGTACAGGGGATCGACAGCGCTGCGGATCACCAGACCCGTGTCCTTGTCGATGCGCGGTTTTGTAGGCGGAACGTCAACCTTCCAGAAGTCCGGGTTCGGGTACTGCTTGGCCATGGCCAGAAGCGTGCGACCGACGACGGCCTTCTCGGCGCGGATCGCACCAGTCTCAGCCTGCGCGACGATGTTGGCCAGGATGTTGACCACTTCACGGTTGGAGCCCACTGCGCGCTTGGATTCAGGGCCTCGAATGCTGAAACCCATACCCTTCGGCGTGCCCGTGCTCTTGATGTCGCGCTGGAGCGGGACGTAGTGCTTGTACGCGGCTTCCCAGGCCGCCACGACGCCAGCATCCTCCAGGCCGTCGGCGACCAGGTTGGTGCGGGTGTCGGCCAACAGTTGGTCCACATCGGCAGCAATCAGGGAAAGCGCCTTGTCCTTACCTGCGGCATTGAAGTCGGCGAGCACTTTTGCGGCCTCTTGGTCGCTCATGCCGGACAGGGCATCGTTGTCCTGCATGCCGGGGTTGATCGCCTTCATCGCAGCATTGCGCTCGGGCGCATGGCGAGCGTGCAGGTACTGGTTCACGTCGTCCATGGTGACGCCGACGTTCTTGCCTGCGACTGCAATCTTCTTCAGAAGCGGCTCGACCTGCTCGTCGTAAATGCGCGAGACGCGCGCGGCCACGCGACCGTGGTACAACTCTTCGCCCAGGTAGGCGTCCTTGGACTCGGACATCTTGCCATAACGCTCTGCAATCGCATCGCGCACGCGCTTCACGTCGATCTTGTTGTTCTGGATCGCGCGGATGAAGGCGTCGCCGGTACCGGGCTCAGTGACTGTCCAAGAAGTGGAAGCCGATGCCACGCCCTGGCTGAACAGCACCGCCGTGGTGTTCTGATTTGGCGTGCCGCCAGACATGCGGACCGTTTCCATGACAAACCGCTCGGCCGTCGAGGCATTGGCTTCACGCAGCCATTTCGCCAGCCGCGCCATGCCAAATACTTCCGCGACCCGCGCCAGAGCCTGCGCGATGCGCTGGATCGTCGTGGGGGTGGGCTTGTTCGTACCTTCGGCAAGATTCTCGGCAACCTCTGCAAGCGCTTCTTCAACGGCCAGCGCTTCGTAGTTGGCCAGCCGGTCCCCGGTCAGAGCGCCGCGCTCTTCATACATCGAGCGTTTGTCCTGGCCATCGACCGACTTCTTCCAAGTCGTGGCAAGCCGACGCACCACCGCGTCGCCAGCCGCCAGGTCCAGCATCGACGCGATATAGTCTGCATTTCGGGTGAAGCGAACTTTCGCGCCCCGGTGAAACAGCTCATGAAAGACCGTCTGATGAACGTCGATGACCGAGCCGATGTTGTCGGCGAAAAGAAGTATTCGTCCATCTGGGAGAGTACCCCCCATTGGACGTATTCCAGACGCGACCGTAACCCCAGCGGCAGCGGGGTCAGCGAAGACTTCGATCCCAGGAGCGTCCGGGACACCCTTTATGGCCGTCTGTGCGGCCTTGCGAACCGCATCAAGCGACATCTTCCCTGGAACTGACGCATCACGGCCAACCGGGCTGTATAGACGCATGCCGTCAGCGTCTGTCTGGTCCGTGTCACGGAACAGCATGACACCCTTGTCGGTCTCACGGGACTCGACGGTCTGGAAGAAGTGATCGAAGCCTGCACGGATTGCTGGAATCTCCCCGGCCGTGGGGTACGGGTAGCTGTCCTCCAGCTCGAAGCCGATGGCCTCGGCAGCCTTCCAGGTCTCGGGCGAAACGATGTTGGCCAGGTAGTCGTTGGATGCGTCCTGGTCCTGGAGCTTGGAAATCAGGTAAGACTCGAAGGCGCGCGCCGACATTTCCGGGTCAGTCGTCCAGTATTCCTTGGAGCGCTTGGCGTCCAGCTTGGCCGACCGCGCCTTGATGGCGGTTTCACGGATGGACTTCATCACCGCGCCAAAGGCTTCGATCATTTCCTTGCGGACCGCGCCCTGGTGCTGGAAAGCGGACCCACGGGACGCGAGCGACACATCGAGGGCGTCGGTCATCATGCCGTCGCCCTTGGCGCGCATGCGAGAGAAGTAGTTGTCCAGGGCGTGCCACCACTCATGGCCAAGTGAGCCCGCGCCGGACTTCTTGGTCAGGTTGATGACCACCTTGCCTGGCTCGTAGTGCGCAGCGGCCGGGTTCACGCCACCGCCACCACGGGCACCGAAGGCCAAGCCAAGTTCGCCGTTAAGCGATAGCGCCTTGGGCGGCACACCAATGATGGCAGCCATGTCCATGAGCGCATCGAAGGCGTCGTTCAAGTCTTTCTGGCGGCGACCCTGCTCGACCCAGTTGCCAAACTCCACGCCACGGAAGCCGAACGTCTCGCCAAACATCTGCGGCGTCACGTCCTGGCCGTTGCGCATGTCTTCGCCGACGCGCGGCTCGTTGGTGTCGCGGCGCTCGCGCGGGATTTCCTTGGACTTCTCCAGCTTGGCAACCAGCTCGGCCTGGTTGTTGAAGCGGTAGTCGCGCGCGGCCTTGATGTTGTCAAAAGGCCCGGCCAGGAAAATCGGGTTGCGACCGACTTTCTTGCCAACCCAGTACCCCTTGGAATCGCGTCGAGAATAAATCTCGAAGCTCGTCTCCTTCTTCTTGGCAGCGGGGTTGATGTCAAGAGAGTCGTAGCGCTCCTTGAATGCCTTGAGCGCTTCTTCCTTGGTGAAGCCTGTTGCGAGTTGGCGCGGCCAGTTGCTGAATGCTGTGGCTGCCGCCTCCTTCTCGACCGTCCAGATCACCTTGGCTGGTTTGTACTCAATGCCGTTATGGATCGAATACTGGCCAGAACTCAGGCGCACACCGCTGAGCGATTGGCGATGACCCACAAGCATGTAAAGCTCGACGCGGCCAGCGACATCGCGCATTCCCTTTGATGTGAATTGCGTCATGAGCTGCTTGGCGCGCTCGACATCGAGGCGGCCGTCCATGAGCTTCATGGTCGTCTCGCGCAGCAGTCGGACCTGATCCGCCCATTGCTTGAGCTTCCAGGACTGGCGTGGCTTGTTGGCCGGAATCTCGTCGCGCGCTGCATGAGCGAAGGCAACAGCCCAAGGGCTTGCGCCGCCATCGAGCAGTGCCTGGTAATCCGGCTGCGGCCAGATTTTGGACAGCGGCTGATTGGCGATGTCGTCGTCTGCGACCGCGCCCAGGTCGTCCTGGAAGGATGTCCAGACATCCTTGCGAGCGCCACCAATCTTCTCGCCGAAGTCCTCGATCTTGCCGTTTGGCTTGGCGGTAGCGCGCGGGTCTGGTGTTGGCTCCACAGTCGTGATGGCGACACCATTCCCGTCGAAGGGCTCGAAGCTCTGTGCAGCCAGCTCGCCGTCCTCGGGGTTCCACCAAAGCGTGATCGGCTTGTTCAGGCTGTCGGCCATTTTCTGGATGCGCTTGGCCATTTCCTTGCCATCAGACTCGGTTGACCCTTCCTTCACAAAGGCGTTGGCCACGGCTTGGGCTGGCGTCATGCCAGGCGACGGCATGGGCGCTTGCGCATCTTGCGATGCAGGCGGACTGCTGAAGATGTCCGTCTGGCCACGGGATGCGGCCACATCGGCAGGTCGGTCGCTGCCGGTCAGAGCGAAGTCGTCGCGCTGGGCATCGGCTTGGGTCTTCTGTTCCGCCTCGCGGTCCAGGCGAGCGCGCTCCTGCTCGGCTTGCTCCAGCTTGGCAAGCCGGTCCTCGATGTCCTTCGGGGTGTAGCTGGTCAGTCCTTCGGCTTGGATGTCTTCGGCGGGTCGGCTCGCTTGAGCTGATCCAGCGTCTTGCGATCCTGCGGGTCGGGCTGCTTGCCCGCCAGCATCTTCTTGAACAGGCTCACGCCCTGCGGGCTGCGCCAGACTTTCTTGGCTTCCTCGTTCATCTTCGGGCCTCAGTTGGTTGATGATGTCGCCACGGCTTGCGCGTGGCACTTCCCCGAACATGTCCGATGCGGGTTTGTTCGCTTCAGTGTAGGCCATGTCGGCAGCGCGACCCAGGGCTTCCACCACGGGCTTGACGCTGCGCGAGTTGCGCACGAACAGATCGAGCACTTCACCGACAAGCGGGTCCGCAGTCATGTCCAGTTGCTGCGCGGCCTTGGCCAGGGCGATGCCTTCACGGCGCGCGTTTACGGCAATCTCGGCCGCCTGCGTCACCACGTCACGGATGTCCAGTGCGCCAGCACCATCCAGGCGGGCCATCTTTGGAGCCACCTGCGCCAGTGCGGACAGCACGTTGCGGGCTTCGGGGTCTTGCGCCTGCGCGTACAGGCGGACCAGTTGGTCGTTGCCGTAGGCGCGCGAGAAGACGGCGGCGCTGATCCGGTCCACGGCCTGCTTGGTCGGTTGGCCATTGGTGTCAAGCAAGCCACCTTGCTCGGACTGAGGCATGGCGCGCACGAACTGGCGCACGGTCTCGGGAGTGATGGACCCGTCCTCGGCGAACTGGAGCGCATCCAGGCTCACGCGCTGGGCGTCGTTCTTGTCCTGCTCCACGGGAGACAGCGAGAGGTTGCCGACCGTGTTGGAAACGTCCCCGATGTCAGCGGTCAGGGAATCCTTGGGCATGATGCGCACCAGCACCGGCTGCTTCATGCCCTTGATGACCTTTTTGCTGATGCCATGCAGGGCGTCGTCGGTCAGCTCCTTGCGGTAGCCGTCGGCCTTTGCGCTGCCGTAGGCGGTCTGCAAGCCAGCGATGCGGCCATTGCCTGCAATCGCACGGATCGCCTGCACCTGGTCGTTTCCATAGTCGATATTGGCTGTACCGTCGGACTTGTTGGACGCAAGCACCTGGTCAGCCTCGACCACAGCGTACTGCACGGGAATGCGTCGGCCGTCGCTGGCCACCGCCACGTCTGACTTGCCGATCTGCGTGGCCGGTACCGTGCCGCCTGAGACCACGGGTGCACCGTTGGCGAAGTCGCGCGAAAAGCCCAAGCGTCCGTAGTCTGGATTGGCGGCGATGCTGGTCATTTGCGCCACTGAGGAAGGCGTCGCACGGTTGCGGTTCTGGAGCACCATTCCGTCAGCCTGCGGCGTTGGCGGCGTCCAGCCAGAACCAAGAAGGCGCTGAATCAGGTCGGACGGGGTAGAGGCAGGGCCAGGCTCAGGCGACTGCGCACGCTGCGCGGCTGCGCGCTGAACGTCAGGCGTCAGGCCCAGGTTGTTCATGCGCTCGACCTCGGCCTGGATGGCGACCAATTGATCGGACGGCATTGGGCTGGCGTTGCCCTGCGGATCGACCTGCATGGTCGGCTTCGGATTGCGAACGGACGGATCAAAGCCCAGCGCCAGCGGTTGCGGGTCTGGTTGCGGCTGTGGATCAGGCTCTTGACGCTGGGGCAGCTTATCGAAGATGCGCGCCACGGTCTGCTGGATGACTTGCGGGGTCTGGCGGTCAGCGACTTCCTGAGCCGCCTGGTCAATCGCACGCGCCACCTGGCGCTCGATGCCACCTTTGCCGATGTCGCCTGCATTCGTGGCCACGTCGGTACCGGCACCCACACCCAGGCCGATCATGCCGCCATACAGGCCCTGCTTGCCCATGGCGTTCAGGTCGATGTCCTCGCCCTTGGCGGTTTGCTTGCCGATGTAGTTGGACGACTCTTCGCCACCTTCTTGTAGGAATTCCTTGGCTCCGGTCTTCACGGCAGACTTGCCGATTTCGGCTGCACCTCGAACGGCAGATTCGCCAGCAAGGCGACGCGCCACGACGCCCTCAGCACCACCGCCCAGCAACTTGCCAAGCACAAGCGACGCTGCCGCGCTGATACCCGCGCCCTGATACCGATCGCCCATGGCCTGGCCTTCGGTATCTGCGAAGGTCTCGGCTGCGTTCTGTGCTGCGCCGGTCACGACAGATGCGCCCGTTGCGGCTGCGCCTGGTGTGACGCTGGCCAGGCGCGGGAAGAGCTTGGCGATGGTCGGCAGCATCTTGACCGTGCCGGCAGCGGCACCAGCGGGTAAGAACATTGAGCCGAGCGTGGAGATAGCCGTATCGGCTGCCGCGCGCGGGTTTTGCAGAACGATGCCGGGCAGGTCCGTGATGCCGACGTTGGGGTCTTGCAGCGCCTGGTTGATTTTGGACTTCTGAAAATTCAGCGCATCAGACCCAACCACCTCGTCGATGGCCTTCATGCCCTTGGACATGCTCTTGGACACACCGAGGTCGATCGTGTCACCTGTAAGCATGTTGCCCAGGTCCGCCACGCCCTTTACGATGGTCGGACCAATCTTCAGGCCAGCGGCTGCGACATCCCTGAGATTGTCAGTCCAGCTCGCATCTAGAGAGGATGTCTCCCCATCGAGATTTCCGGTGAATTCTTTTAGCTTCGGCTGGTCAAGTTGGCCGGAAAACTCTTTAAGGGGCATTCATTACTCCATGACGTACTTCTTCCCGTCCGGCGCTTGATAGACAGGCTTTCCGTTAGAAGTGCCGATCTGCTTGTAGCCTGCTGGGACTTTCGCCTCAATTTTTGGTCCGCTTGCGCTGGGTGCCGGATTTTTGTTTCCGGTTTTTGTGATGCCACGACGCTCCAGGCGCTTGTTCACTTCCGCAGTGATGTCCGCCTCGGAAGCGCCCGGCATTTCCTTCTCGACGGCCGCAATGATCTGGTTTCGGGTCTTCGCGTTGGTTGCATCCACGCCAGACCCTTTTGGCACCGCCGTGCCCACGGTCCGCATGTCGCCTTTGGTTGGCACGGCCGTGACGGTTGCCGTGCCGTCATCGTTCAGGATCGTCACGAGCTTATCCAGGCCGCCTTCGACGCGATCGCGCCGAGCGTTCGACAGGTTTGCCGCCGCGCCGGATGCACCTGCGGCCGCGTTGCGCTGGTTGGCCAGGGCGTTCTGAGTGTCAGAGAACAACTTGGCCAGCGCCGGATTGGACTCAAACTGGTTGCCGGTCAGTGCGTTGATGGATGAGCCGGTGTTGCCCACGTTGTTGAATGGAGCCTTGCCACTTGCAGCAAAGAAAGCCTGTGCGGTTGGCAGTGCAAGCGCTGGGTTTTGGATGACGGCATCCACGGCACGCATTTCCTGGTCAGTCTGCGCGGCCTTGGCCATGTCGTCCACCTTGCCGCCCACGCCCAGGGTCTTGTTGAACAGGGCAATCGAGCGCGCAATGCTGCTCATCTTGTCTGGCGTCACGGGTGCGGGCTGGACTGGACCGACGCCATCGACCGGCGTCTCGTAGGACGGACCAAAGCTACCCGTCTGCATGAAGCTCTCAATGGCACCGCGTCGATCCAGCGGCACCTGCTGCTCTGTCATGACAGTCTTGAGCGGGTCGCGTTGCAGCCCGAGCTTGAGCGCCAAAAGCTCAGCTTCTGCCCCTGCCTTGTTTCCGGCCATGTTGTTGTGATAGACCTGCGCCCCCTTGAGAAGGGAGTCCTGCTCGGCCTTTTCGCGGTATGCCGGGCCAAGCGCTGCCGCCTTGAGTAAGTTGGCAATGCCCTGGCCTGCGGCGAGTGCGCCACCGTTTGCGTCGATGGTGAAAGTGCTCATCGTCCGATGCTCCGAAGTGCGTTGATCCAAGACGTGTTGTTTGCGCCCGTCCACCCCTTGCTGGCGTTGAGCGTGGCAATCGGGTCAGAAGTCGCGTTTGCTGCTGCCAGGTCTGCGCCCGTCACGCTTCCAGTCGATCCGCCGCCAATCATCCCCGCCGTCCCCAAGCCCTGGAGGATGCTGCCGCCAAACTGCATGCCAGCATCAGGACGCCCGGCGACCTCGATGGCGATCTGGTCGGCAGCCTGGTTGCCGCGCGAGAAACTGCCAAGTTGATCGATAGCCTGCCCGGTGTCCATGAGGCGGATGCCCTCATTCATGCGCAGGCGATTGGCCGACGTGGACTTGCCCAGAAGGCGAGCCAGTTGCTCAGCCGCCTTGAGGGATTGAACATCCGACGCGGCCTTCGCTGTGGAGTAGTCGTCCGAGACATTGCCTTGCGTGGTCTGCTGCTGCGCGCGGATCGCCTGGCTCTCGCTGACAGGCGTAACCAGCTCCTGCGTGATCTGCTCGGCAAGCTGCGTTTGCTCGGTCTTACGGTCTTCTGTGCCGTACTCTCGCGCCGTGTCCATGGCTTTTTGCTCGGCCTGCATCTGCAAGTCGCGCTGGCGCTGGAGACCTTCGCGGATGGCTGCGTTTTGACGCTCTTGTGCGTCCTGCGCGGCCTTGTACTGCATGGCCGATCCAGCGACCATGGCGATGAGCGATGCAATGGTGATTGGGTCCACTTCCTGCCCTCCTTAGCTTCCCGAATACCGCTGGCTAGGCGAGGAAACGCCGTACCACTGCTGGCCATAACCGCCAGCCGCACGGCCAGCGTTCGCCTGGTTGAGCAGGTACGCCTGGCTCAGGTCATTGAACAGACTGCCGATGCTGGAGCCGGATCGCTGCTGCGCCACGCTGTCCGCGCTGACCTTCAGGCCGTTCAAAGCCATCGTGGCCGCGCTGCCAGTGTCAATGCCGGACTGCGCCATGCTGATGAGGTTAGAGCGGGTCTTCTCGTCCGCCGCCTTCAGGTCTGCCGCAGACTGGTCGGCAATGCCGCCAGCGCGAAGCAGGCCCTCATTGGTGCGACGGTTCAGCTCGGCATTGCTGTCCACATCCACCGATCCGCCAAGTAGGCCCGTGCGGGCCAGTGCGAATCGGTTGGTCCGCTCAGCCTCGGTCGCCTGGCGATCCACCTCGGTCTTGTTCAGGTCATAGACCGTGCTGCGCTGGTCCGCATAGAGCGTGTCGCGCGAATTGGCTGGATCGCCGTCCACCCAGCTCCCGCTCGCATCTTTCACCTTGTTGGCGAAGATGTTGTTGATTTCGTCCGTGGCCGCCTTGATGCGTGCCTGACGCTCTTCCTCTTGTCTCCGGCTTTCGGCTGCCGGATCGCCACCACCACCGCCTCCCATGTCAGGCCCCTTTCATCGCTACAGCCAAAGGCCGGTTGAAACAAGAAAACTCTCCGTGCGCCTTGATGTGGGCTCTCGCATACGCACTCGCGGCTTCCACTGCTGAGCTGAAAACACCCAAGTAGCGCTTGCGCCCATTGATCCTGATGTTTGCCTCGAAACGTCCATATGGGCGCTCTACCACACCCTTGGGGAGTTGCTTCAGGTTGGCTTGATTGCTCGTCTGATCTGCGCAGCGCAGGTTCGACCAGCGGTTATCGCTCGGGTGACCGTTGATGTGGTCGATCAGGTCTGGCGCTGTCCGACCGGTCATGAGCACCCATGCAATTCGATGCGCGTAGTAGCGCTTGCCTGCTAGGCCAATTTTGATGCTGCCATCCGAGTGCTTCGCGCCTGCAATCAGCGAGCGCGGCACCTTCGGCTTTTGCCTTAGCCAGTAGATTAAGCCCGTCTCGGGCTCGTATCGCCAGTTGGCTGCCGCCAGTTTGTAATCCAGTTCCGCCACATCACACCTCCAACTTCTGCCTCACCACCGTGTAGGCTGGCTCAAATCCTTTGCGAGCAAGCAACCTGGCCATGCCAGGCGCGCATCGCGCTTCAATCACTTCGGCACCGGCTGACCGGCACCACTGCCTGAACTTCTCCCAGAAGGCGTCCATGGCTGCATCCATTTGCTCGCCAGCAATCGCCATGACGTTCACTGCGAGCTGGCGCGGGTAGTGGACGAACTCAAAGGCCCCTGCCAGTACAGGCCGCTCGCCGTCGTACACCGCACCAATGACCGCACGGCCATCGCGCACCATCACGAACAGGTCGCGCGGCTCAAAGTCGCCGCAGGTCGGGCAGCGCGTCCATAGCGCCAGCATTGCTTCTTGCTGATCTTCAAGCCCTTTGTGGTCGCTCTCGGAGAAAAATCTGACTTTCATCCGCCAGCCCCCAGGTCGTCGAAGTACAGGGTCACGGCATCGAGTCGGAAAGGCTTGGTGTCGAAGTTGCGAAACTTCAGCGAGAACTCGGTGCCGCAGCACTCGACAGGGATCATTCCGCCGCCGCGCGTGTTTCCTTTGACCGTCACAGAGTCGGTGAAGGCCGTCTCGTCGCGCACATCAAAGCCCACCGAAAACTCGCACTTGCCTTCGAGCACCAGGTCAGCGCCGAAGATGCGTTTGGTGTGCCCTGGCTTCTTCAGGTCCATGTACGGGAGCTGGACAATCACCTCGAACGCCTGGCCCTGGTCGGCATGCACGTCCGTGTCGAGCTTGAAAACATCGTCGCCGCAGCGGATGTAGAGCGTCTGGCCAAGCTCGGCAAATGCGTCCGCAGGCTGGGGCAGGAAGTAGTGCGACCAGGCTGCAATCTTGGACGTGCGCGAAATCGAATAGACGAACAGCTCGTTGCCCATGGCGCAGACATACTGGCCAGTGCCGTAGAAGTAGAACGACCTGGGGGAGACGCCACCAGCCTTCAGGCGCGAGCGCACCAGCGTGTCAATGGGCGAGCCCACATCCACGTCGGCCAGGTTGTTCGTGAGCTGGAGCGTTGTGATCGAGCGAAAGCCGTAGTCCGACAGGAAGTACAGATCGCCCGAGACGTTGGAGACCGTGCGCGGATGGCTCGTGCCCACGTTTTCCACGATGTCCTGGATGGCCATGGCAGCGGGATCGGGGTCCACCCTCCAGACCTGCGCACCATCCTTGGACAGCACAACCAGGTTGCCCTGGTAGATGCCAAGTGCGTTGGCCGAACGGTCGCCGCGCGAGTTGAGGCCAGTTGGCAGGAAGCCCGCGTCGTTGGCAGCCGACCAGTCGCGCGGGTCGCCCGTCTTGGAGTAGCGCACCGTGTCGCCATTGACCGCAAAAATCTTGCTGGCCGTCTTGATGACGCCGGAAGACTTTGGGCAGTTGGAGTCCGTGACGCGGCTGCTGGCGCTGCCGTCCAGGTAGTGGTGCTCAATAAATCCCTGGTCGTATTCGACGGCCGTGTAGATGAAGCCGTTGAAGACATCGGCATAAGGCACGTCGATGACGCCCTTGCTGCCGTCCAGGTACGGCACGAAGTTGGCCTGGAACAGGGTGTTGGCGTGCGTGACGGAGCCCTGCGCGTAAAACGTGTGCAACTTGCCGAAGGCGGCAAACAAGCCCTTGGTGCCAGGCTCAAGGGATTGCACCAGCGTCAGACCGGGGCGCTTTTCAGTGGCCAGGCCGGTCGTGACGTAGGCGTTCTTCATCTCCCGCAGCCGGTTGGCATCCGAGACAGATGCCCCCTTGCGCAGGTCGATGCCCAGGTCAAATCGGTCGAAGGTGATGCTTGCCACGTCAGCCCCTCAGTACATACCCACCGCCAGAGCGGACCACTTGAGCCTCGCGCGCCGCACCGCCAGGACTGGCGAAGTAGCGCTGGCCTTCCTTCTGGCGGGTCTTCTCCTTGTTCAGCATGGTCTGGAAGGCTTGCGCCGGGGCCTGTGCGTCCGGGTGACGGTAGTGGGCCTTGGCATTGGCCAGGGCATACAGGAACACCAGGCGGTCGGGCACGCTCGGGCGGTCGCTGGCCTGCGTGAATCGGCTCTTGACGGCCGTGTGCTCGACGATCAAGTCATAGGTGCGCTCAGGCACCGGCCAGACTTCAAGCTGACCATTGAGCGTGCCGTACTTTTGCGGCTGCTGGCGCAGGCTCTCGAAGGACCGGTCGTTTTCCTTGATGCCGTAGGTCAGCGGCTCGCGGATCGTGTCTGAGACTTTCACCCAGACGGAAATGACGCTGGCCGGGTCGATGTCCTCGTCGGCCACATCGTCATGCCAGTCGTACAGGTACGAGTTGGCCTGCACCTGGAGCACCGACTTCTTGCGCATGGCAGGCGGGTCCAGCTCGGCGAAAACGAAGTCATGCGCCTCTTGCAGGTAGCTCTTGAGGGTCGCTTCGTTGTTCTTGGCAGCGGAGCCCTGAGCGACGAAGCCCAGGCGCACGCGCAGCTCGGTGAGCAGTTCGCCCAGAGTCTTGTTGCGCTCAGCGAGTCCGTTCATGGTTCAGCCTTTCGGAAGTGCGCCATGGCTCGACAGCCACATGGCCAGGCCCAGCACGGCCGCACCGGTCAGCCAGGCGAGCTTCTTGAGCACCGACTTGCCGACCTCGGTGTAAACCTTCTCCAAGGCCACCTCGGCAGCGCGCTCGGCAATGGCCTCGATCTGGTCGTCGGTCAATGGGATGTCTTTTGGCGGCATCAATGTCTCCTTCAGGCGGCCACGGGTTGGATTGGGATCACGCGCTTTTTGGGCGCGTCGGGCACGCCATGCACTTGACCAAAGATGTCTTTGCGGTCCTCGCGGAAGTCGCCTTCGATGTAGTAGGGCAAGCAGCCCGTCAGGTACTCGATGGCGGCAGCTAGGAAAGGCACGTTGTCCGAATAGGCGGCATCGCAGCCAGCATCCCAGAGCGTGCCTTCCAGGAACATGCACGAGCCCTTGCAGAGCTGAAGCACCGGGCAGCTTGCGCAGTCCTTGCGCTTGCTCCAGTGGGTTGCCGTGCGCATCTTCACGGCCTGCAAGTTGGACAGATGACCGATCTGGTGCGACTGGCCATTTGGCGCGGTCGCAGCGGCGCTCACGTTCTGGCAGGTCAGGACGTTGCCATGCAGGTCAACGGCAATGTTGTCCGCCTTGTCCATGCCGCACTTCTGGCCCAGTGCGGAAGCCGGGCGCGCAGTGCGAATCGACTGTACGAAGTCCATGATCTTTTGCTGACCAATCACAAAGCTCGTCGCCATGCCCAGGCGCAGCTCCTTGAAGGCCATCGCACGGAAAGCAATGTGATCGGCTGGCGTCTGGAGGGTCGATGCCATGCCGCCATCGTCATAGGGGTCGATGAATGAGCCCTCGCCGATGCGCACATCCTGGCCAAACTGCTCTTGCAGCCATGCCTGGACGTGGGCGCGACTGCGATTGTCTGCGTGCATCATGGCGTTGACGCTGATGCGGCCTTGCGGATGCAAGCGACCGTACAAGTCCATTATGGAAACACGCTTTTCGGGGTCGTCCAGCGGGTCCATGCCGCGAGCGTGGTAGCCGGGACCGTCGTGCGACAGACCGACAGCAAAGCCCAGACGGTCCAGCCACTCGTTCTTTTCAGCATCAAGCAGACTGCCGTTCGTGATGATGTTGAAGTGGGCTTTCGGATAGAGCTGGCGCAGGCCCTCGGCCAGTGGCTTGAGCGTCTTCCAATAGACAAAAGGCTCACCGCCCCAGAATTCGATGCGCTCAGGCGGCTCAATCATCGCGTCAGGCAGTTGCGCAATGAACTTGTCAACGTCAGCAGGATTAGATGAATCCGCGTGCGGCACGAAGCGCTGGCTGCAATAGCTGCACTCGTAGTTGCACGACAGCCCCAGGCTGACTTTGAGCGTGCGAATGTTGCCCTTACGGCCAGGCTGATCGACGGACACTGCCGTCGCATCGCGGAAGGTTCCGGGCTGAGCCTGAACGACGGGAAGGCCGTCCGCCCAGGTCAGTGTTGAAGCCTGGTTGTCGTAGGTCAGCGTGACTTGCTGGCCATCCTTGCGCAGTGCATGAATTTTGAAGATTGACATCAGAACCGCATTTCCTTGTGAAGCTCGATATAGCTGTGGCTGGCGATCTGAAAGTTCACGACGATGCAGACGCGCGTGCCTTCGCCACGGTATGGATTGGTCTCGTGCCAGACGTAGGAAGGATGGACGATGGTCTTGCCGGTGTACGGCGGTATCGACACAACCTTTTCCCAATACGGGTAGTTCACCGCGCCGCGCGGGTCTTGCAGAAGCAGTGCGTGAGTGCCGTGGCGATACGACTTGCCCAGCTCAGGGTCGTTGTGGTCCGGGATGTCCAAGTAGTGGATCAGGACGTGATCGACGGACTGGTGATAGTGCGGGAAGGTCCGACCGCCCGATGTCTGCACGTTGCCAAAGCAGCGGCCAGTGATCGTCAGCTCGTCGGCCTGCTCGATGTTGAGCGCGCGTCGCAGGTAGTCCCGATACGCACCGCACGCGATCTGCTCGAAGGCGATGATGGCGTTCTTCTCGGGGTACTTGTGCGCATCGGCGAACAAGTTGTAATGCGTCGAAGCGTAGAACTGCTTGGACTGCATGAACTTGAAAAACTCGGGCGAGTTCTCGGCCAGCTTTTCCCGGTCCGCCTCTTTGCGCAGCAGGACGGCAATGAGCTGCTGGCGCATTTCCTCTGGAAGCTCCAGGTCAAACTCGGCGACAGGCGTCACCCAGTGATTGGTGATCTTCACGCGACCACCTCGAAGGGAATGTCCAGCATGCCGCTGAAGTTGCGCATGCCGACCTTGACCTTGAACGAGTCACCAGGCTCAAGTCCCAGTGCTCCCACCTTGAAGGACGCCAAGCCACCAGCCGTTTGCACGCGCCTGTTAGGCAAGTAGCCTCCTGTCTCTTCCAGGTGCAGCGTCGCATCCTTGCCTTCGTCGCTGGAAAGCCGAACTGTCACATTTGCATAGCCTTCAGCGTCGATTGGACCGCCACCGCTGACCAGCTCCACCTTTGGAAAAGCCACGTCCATGTCCGGCAGGTAGTTGTAGTCGTCGGCCTGCACAAACCCGTCGATGTTGGAGCGATAGCCCAGCGACAAGTTGTACTTGAGCGTGATGCTGCATTCCGTGAATGGTGTGTCGGCAAAGGGCTGATAGATGAACAGGTTGCTCGGCGTGCCCAAATTTCTGACCGAGCGCATCGGGTGCATCTTTGTCGCGGTCTCGAATGCGATGGCGTTGTAGAAGGGACGCATGTTCCCCTGATAGTCCACGCCACACACCCAGACGGCCGCATCAGACTTCTCTCCGTTGCGGATGGAAGGGTCATCCAGGTCCAGCAGCGAATACGAGACGGCCTTGAAGTACCGACCGGCGAGCTTCGGGTCCAACTCTTCACCTTTGAGAAGAGGCTTCTCCAGTCGGACGCATGGCAGGCGGTTGTGATACACACCGCTTGCGGTTGGCGGGAGTTGCCCAGGTACAAATTGCCCTTCAAATTGAAGACTGCGGATGTCTTCTGCCTGGTCGTCGTAAGGTGTTGCGTCGCCCTCGTAATCTTCCTGCTGGATTTCCAGGTATGAAGTAACAGAAACGACGCGCTTAGTCACAACCAAGTCCAAGAAGACCGGGTAGGACATGCTGCTGACAGTTTTGCGAAACATGGGCATCCCTTCAGCAGTTGCAGTTGCAGTTGCAGTTGCAGTTGTAGT